AAACAATATATTGAATATCATGGTCACCAGAATGGCGAGATATTAGGCTATTCAATGTTACAAAAAACGCATCGGGCCTAGAGCGGGTTGGTAACTTACATAAAATTTTCATTAGTATGGATACTTTTGTCGCTTTGGGCGAGCATCAAACTCAGCCTTCAAGCCAGTGAGTAATGTAGTCCATTGCGATGCTCGCATATCCCAACTATAGAAATAGTTGTAATATATTGATTGTAGTTTTAGAATTTGCTGAAGAGCAGGTTCCCAATAAGAATCAAGTGCGCTATTCAGAATTCCTGCATACCTCCGAGCATGAACAGACGGATCTGATTCCCAATTATACATCCATGCATAGTCAGTACAGGTTTCAGTCAATGCACCATAATTAGGAACAACAGTCAAAAGCCCTGCGGCCATTGCTTCAATTGCAACGCAACATGAGCTTTCAATATAGGTAGAAGGATATGCAAGAATATGGCTCTTGGTAAGAGCCCCACGAATTGTTTCGTTTGAAACTGTGCCATAGTAATTAACCGACTTGAGTTCACCCAATCGGTCAAACAATTCTTGGAATTGCTTGTCTTGTTCTTCCCAACCATAAATCTTGAAACTAGAATAGATGTCTACTTCAAAATCATCGCGCAGGGTTTCTAGATGCCGAATGGCTGATTCTAGAACATGAAGCCCACGATGAGGAGTAGAAAAATACACAAGGCGAAGTTTTTCATCCTTGGGTTTTTCGTGCGACTCAAAACGCTCGCAACAATTCTTTAATACCACACCATCTTCGTATGGAACACCTAGCTTCATATGATACTGTTGCTGTTGCCAATTACTATTGAATATAATCTTGGCGAATCGTTCTCGGGAAGATGCGTCTTTAAGATGCTGCGACTCTGGGTCTTCTGGCAAGTCCTGAAGCCAAAGAATGTTGGGCTTATCAGAATCAATAAATTCGTCACGCACACGCGACATGATAAAATTGAAATTATCCCAAAGCTCAGGATCGAGTCGCTTCTTCAATCCCTCAAGCATTAACTCGGTGCCACCTTTGGCATCTTTATGAACTGCGTTTTTCTTTAACTCATCTTCGTCAATCATAACCCCAGAAGTATCGCCGAAAGTAAATTTAAGCTCAAATGGACTATCGCTCATCTCAATTTTCTCCAAAAAAATAGGGGCGGCAGCAACAATGCCGCCGCCCCTAACTCATGTTCTAAACGAGAACAAGAATGTTATGGGTTAGACTACTATTACGAGTCCATACCATAACGGGCCGTGCTGGTTGAAGTCGGCTCAGACCATACTTCATGGTTACCATAAGCCTCAACCGTGCCCCTGATATGCGAAATCAAAGCGCGGAAGTTCTGCACACCAAAGCGTGATCGGGCTTCAGCAGCCGTGAGGGTCTTTCCCTCGGAGAAGTAGTCGGTTACCCGACGTGCCTGACTATCTGTACGAAATGCCATTATAAAGGCTCCTTATAAACTCGGTGGTCAATTCAAAAATTTAAAGCAATCACCGACACTTGCAATAAAAATGTCTATTATTATATAGCAGTCAACTAGAGCTAGTTAGGGCTCCATTTAACATTAAATGAAATTGGTAAGCAACTTAGGACAAAGAACCTTCACCATAACCTCCAATATGATTATCAAGCCAAATTATCAGATCTTCATATCCACCAATCAATTCTTTATCATCAAAAATCTTTGGGACAGTTTTTGAAGTCTGGTATTCCTCAACCAAGGTATGAAATTCTTCTTTAGAAAGGGAATATGGAATCTTAATCTCTTGGTAGGAATAACCATGAGTCTTCAAAATCGTCTTTGCCTTTACACACCAAGGGCAACTATCTTTTGTGATTATCTGAATCATCATTTATCCTTTTGAATTTATTTAGACACGAAGTCTTTCATTTTTATACGACAAATATTACCTATTGTAGCTTTAATAATAAAAGAAACCGCAGGGTCACGGGGACCTTGCGATTTCAATTGCTTGAGTATTTCTCGTATGTGAGCATGAAGCTCTGGGGTTAATGCCATATGTTATCCTTTCATTCTAAACCTGGTCGAGGCAGTGCCCCGAAAAGACTATTTCAATTCCGAAAAATATTTCACAACAGCCACCATGTCTTTTTCTAACAATAAACTAGCCATAGGCGACATAATAGGGTCAACTCTTGCGCCGCTCTTAAAATCATTTATCTGTTTGGTGATATATTTTTCTTTCTGCCCTTTAAGGTTTGGGTATATATCGAGTATACCAATACCATCCACCCCATGACAAGTCGTACATATCACAGCCGCTTCCGGCGGAGTGCCAGAAGCGGGATTCGTAACAAAAAAACTAAAGATGCAAAATATAATTAACCTATACACAATCCCTCCTTATGACACTTTCGGAGCACCAACATTCTGTACGACCTTAACCCGATTGAATACAGTCTCCTTGCCACCGTGATAATCATTCACACTATGGCGTTTCGGAGTCATCTTAGCCAGAAAACAATCCTCGACCTTCGCCAAATCGGCATCGCTACTGAAAAAGACCCCGAGGTTTCCCTTTTGATCCTTGACCTTGTAAATATAGCAACCAACATTATCGCTATACTTCTTGCCGATCAGCTTGACGAAAAACTCCGCCCGCTTCTTGATCGAACCCATGTAGGCAGAATTCGATGCAGCTTCCTTGGCTTCTGCCTTCTTCACTTCGCTATTGGCTGCACGCTCCATGGTCGAATAGACACAGGCGATGAACCCAAAGTCAGACTTGCAAATCTCACAGAAACCCAACTTCCGATATCCACCCAGAATCAAGTTCCTCATGGAAATATCGAAATCGTTTTCACGACCAGTCTTCGGCGAAGTAGTCAGCTTCCCCAGCCAATCCAAGGCCGAGGCCGCCATCACATCGTCGGCGTCCTGGGTACCCACGCAGATCGGCGAAGAAGAAGTCAACCACTCACCAAGAATCACCGCGGTCGCCTTGTGTCCAGAAGTCGCAGCATCCTTCTTGGAGATATATCCGTGCATACGGATAATCGCCGCGGTTGCTTCCAACGCATCCTTAATCGGATAAGTCGGAACGGGTTTACGATACAATGGTTTCCCTCCTCAGGATTTCAAAATTCGGATCATTAGTCTGACGAATCCAACGCCAGTCTGAGCCCCACTTTTCACGATTCTTACCGTGTCGGGGCTTGCCTTGTAAAACGACAATATCCATTCTTAACCTCTATATAGAGTATACCCCAGATTCACCGTCTTGTCAATAGCTCCGTCGAAATAAAACATTCTCTAAGTGCTTGATTTTAAAGGGCTTTTGGTAATAGTTCATTTTTTTATGTCAGCTAAGTGCTTGATTTTAAAGGGTTTTTTGACACCCTAGGTCACCCTGTAACGAGATTTTCTGTATTATAGGGAATTATGTACTGCAACACACTAAACGCCGATTAGACCGCGTTCTAAAGCCCCTTTTTTATAGCTCCGAGAACATATGAATCAAATTCTACTGTCAGACTCCATCCCAAATGGTAGGCTCGGTGGGACTTGAACCCACTATCTCGGCTTTATAAGAACCGTGCATTTACCAGTTGTGCTACGAGCCAATAAAAATAGTTTTAAAATACTTGCTCAAAAACATGTTCCCAAAGGATATATAAGGTGTAGCCGTTTGAAGGATAGCCTATACAAGAACATCCTTTAATATGGATATCCTTATTAAAGACTAAGCCCATACTTAGCTATAAAGTAAGCATCAACAATATCGCTAACAGGACTAATAACATTACTTGACCTAGGAGTAAGCCATGAACGTAAATCCATTCCTGGATTTTCAATATTAAATGATTCATACATCTTCTCCTTGTTCGCATTCCCCTTTCCTGTTGCAAACTTTTTAATTACTGTCGGGGGAATAATTTCAAATTCTATTTGTTCATCCCATAAATTATATTTAAGAATTGCTGTATTTTCTGCAATATGGAATACCTTCCCAGTAGAGCCATAAGAATAGCCTTCTAGAAATACTTTATCTACTCTATGAACAGACGTAATAATATCTAATGCCCAAGTAGAAATATCATCATATCGGTCTTCATCTGTTTTCCATTGACCATGATTCTCTCCCCAAATTCTATTTTCATAGAACTTATCAAATTTTTTAAGATTAGA